GCTCCTGCGCCGCCAACGCCCGGAGCGCTCTTTGTTCCCGCTGTTCCGGCTGATGCGCCGCCACCGCCGCCAGCAGCGCCGCCACTACCACCAGTTAGTGATCCTTGACCACCGCCACCGCCGCCACCTGCGTCAGTCGTGGCACCCAGATCGTCAGCAGAAGAGCCACCGCCACCGCCACCGCCAGCAAACAAGAAGCCATCATCAAGGTCAATGTTGAGATTAAAGTCCTGAGTGCTAAGAGCAGTACCACCGGCACCACCATTAGTTCCGCTGGTGCCAGTTGCACCGTTATCATCTCCACCAGCCCCACCGTCACCACCGACACCGACAATGCGTCCGCTGTTGATTAAATTAAATTGAAAGGTGCTTGAAGGATGCCAGTCATTAGTAACCAGTATGTTTTGTGCGTCAGCGCCATCGACAATAAAAATAACTTCTCTTGGTCCAGAAGGGCTGCCGAGAAAGGTCCACAAGTTTCCGATAACCGTGTCTGAATTGATTACTTCCGATATACCAGAGCCGCCTCCGCGTAAAGAAATAGGAGCAGGGATTGGCATTACGCAACAGCCTTCAGGATTGAACCAATCCATCGAGCGCCACCTGTTATGTCGGTGACATACTCGAACCCGAGGTAATCAATATCTCCTGTCCCAGTCGATAGCACAGGTGCCGTTCCATTTTCAAAAATGAAAGTGCTGGCTGCAAAAGTAATCGTGTGTGGACCACCTGTGTTCTGCTCGATCACGATACTAAATTGCGAACCATTTACTGGGTTCGATGGTGCAGCAAGCGTCCAGTTGCCACCCCACAGTGCATAGAAGGTATTTGAGAGAGCAATGTCAGGCGTAACTATTCCACCCGCATCTGTCAGTACGACACGCAGAGCGGTCTGTCCGGCAGTAAATGATTGCTGAATACCTGTCAACGCATAATTTGCAGCAGCAACACCACCAAGTTGAGTTGCATTCGTTGCTGTAACTGCTGTGGTTGCTGTGCCAGCAGTCAAGGCACCGGCCGCGATGATGTCAGTGCCATCTCCGTAGCACCAGTAAGCCTCACCAACGGGGATAGTGACACCAAGTCCACCACCAGTGGTCTTGAACCTGATCGTATGTCCACCAGTCGTGTTGTTCGCTACCAGATAAGCCTTGGCAATATCTACAGCGGTAATTTGTCCCGGCGCAATGACATCAGCAGAACCACCGGGGTTGCCTTCAATGTTAATAATCAAGCGCCGATAGTGTGGCGGCTGATCAATATTGGCATCGGTATTTAGAGGGGTTTCACCAGAAGCAATCAGTGTGACTGTGGTGAGGCCGAGAGCGTCTTCAAGTAGTTCGATGGTGCCGGTATTAAGAACGACACCCCACGTATCGACGTTATCGTTTGTATCCTGAAGCGTCAGGCGCAGCAGCGGAGAAATGGTAGCCATGGCTTATCTCTGTGTTGTTGGCACGCCGGGAATCTCCAGCGGTGTCAGGTTGTAATGCTGTTGTAGCAATTCATATGTTTCTCTCTTCACGGTTGGAAGCATTGCGACGTAATCTTCCATCCACATCGGTTTCCTGTCATCAGATTTCAGGAAGCCTTCAGCTTCAGCCAAGCAAGCCTTAAATAACAAATCAGGGACGTTATCGCCCAACCAAGTTGTCGCTGTCGTTGCAGAGAGTCCTTCAGGTCGCGCTATGCCACGCGCCTCTATTGTTAAAACTGCATCAGGGATCGGTGACACCAGCCAACTTGTCTCGCTTATTTCAGAATAATATAAAGGTGAAGACGTAGCGCCGGGTGTCTGATGATCCCTGATCCAGTCGTTTGATCGAAGCTGGAGAAAAGTTCGCTCTGATCCAACATCGTAATAAATTGTTTGCCATGTCACTACGGATTCAGCAACGCCGGGTTTAGCGATAAGCACGTTTCCCATTGCTGTTGCTGTCGTCCCTGCCAATGAAAAAATAGCAAGATCAAGATCGCGTAATACGCGCAGTTCACCAAGAGTGATTACCTCATCAATCGATCCTGTGAATTCCGCATCATCATCTTCCAGCCATGCTTGAAGATTAGCGACCAGTTGTGTGTATGTAGTTTCGTGACTCATGGTGTTCCATCGAACGGGTCACCAGTTGTGGTGACATAGAAGTTATTGCCAATTGCGGCAGCGCCGACGAATGGACTGGTGAACGGAATACTGAAGGCCGGGAAGTCACACTCAGTGACCGTGCGCGACACGAAATAGACACCACCACCATCCAATTCCATGAATACCCACTGCCCCATGTTGAATTTCAGGGCATTAGTGGACACCAGATGCGTCTCAGCGCCACTGAGCGCCTCTGAGAGCGTCCCTGTGACGACCGCTCCACCATCTGGTGCGGTAGGCGTTGTGCCGCCATCTGCATTCTCCGGGTCTCCATAGCCAACTGGGATCGATATTTCAGGTGCAGGACGGTACAGGGCAACAGGATCGTCAACCTCAACGGGTATTTCCTGCGGGTGCTTAGGCTCCCACCAAGCAGGATGCACCAGAAGCCCTGCCACGTGTCCGTCTTCAACCAGATCACGGTACTTCATCTTCTGACCAGAGCGCTGGCATTCAGCGATTGCTCGCCTGCCCTTCGCATACGATCTGCCGCTTGCTGATTTACCGATCATCGATACCTGCCTGCACTGCCACGCCTACGACGATGACCAGAATCAGGAACGATCCTGACAGGCCCGCGTTCGCGTACTGCATTAGTGCCCTTCTTGAATGCTCCAGCCGCCTTTATCCACAGCTTTTCTTCAAGCTCTGGTGGCGCGTACTTCTCTGCCATGCGTGCAGCAATACCGGCCGCGAATGCGTCGTACATGTAATAAGGGATGTCGGCAGTGTCTGCTGCGGTATCTGCGTCTTCGAACTTCCTCGCAGCATCGTAGGTAATGATGTCGGTGGAATTCTCAGGCGTGGTCCACAGCGTGAATGAAAGTTGATCGCGTTGTTTGTCGATAAAGATTCGATCTGGCCTACCCTCAATATCCTTCTCAGGAATGTTGATGTAGTCAGATCGCGTCATGAACTCAACCGGCGTATCGATTCCTGATCTGGTCAGGATGACATCGATGACATCGATGAGCCGGGTATCGGTGATGTCGAAATCTACGCCAGCAACGTAAGTTGCCTGAGACTGCACCACAGTAAAATTCTCCCGCACGATGCGGAAGTCGTGATAATCCTCCGTCGCCCAGTCAGAGAACATGAAGCGCATGGAGCGTCGAGCCGACAAGATATGGCGCAACGATATGAGCGCCGGATCAATCCGACAGCGCTCCAGTGCTTCATCGACCATTTCGGCAAGCTGGGGATTAAAAATGTACGTCCCAGATGTCGTCATGGCTTAGCTCTGTTGTACGCGAACTTCTGCTGTACCTGCACCTGCTGACTTCACGATCCTGATCGCAGCTACTGGCGCATTGAGATGCACGTCAGCAGGAGTATCGACAGCAGACGGTAATTCCTCAGACCAGTTCGCAGTACTCGGGTCTTGACGTGCAGGATTATTCGGTTGCAGATTGACTGCGCTTGCAAGCACAGCGGTACTGAACAAAATTGAATCCAACGTCGAGTCAATGGAGAATGTGTTCGCTCCAGTGAGGATGACCTGAATGTGCGTTCTGTTTGCATAACGATCCAACGGAATGTTGACCGTGTTAGCGCCAGCAACAACTGAGGCATTAACTGGACGTGCGTATGACCGTCCCATCTGAACTCTCCTTAGTTAGCCAGCGATCCATCATCATCAAACGTGTATGTGATGAACAGGTCGAAGGTGCCGCCTGTAGCATTCACGCCACCACCATCACTGATAGTGATCTCGGACTGCTCCGTTTGAATAACGCCAAGCTGAGCGCCTGCGTCTGCACTGCCGATATCAACTTTATCGTCAAGCAGCACTGTTGCGCCATTGACAAGAGCGTCGTCAACCGGAGTGCCATGCTCAAGACCCACATCGAGAAGTGGAGCCGTACCACCAGTACCGTTACCTTTTACAGCAACACTGAGTACGATTGCACCAATAGGTAAGAACTTGCCGGTCAAAAGACCAGCACCTGCCAGAGTTGCATCCAACCCAGCCATTGCCAATACAACCGGCACTACACCTACTGCCGGACCCGGTATCCTGCTTCCACTGGCTTCTGTGCCGCCTCTGGCACGCCAGTAGCCTACTAATGTGCTTCGCTTACCCATCTGTCTGTCTCCAGTCCGCTTGTGCGGTCGTCAGGGTGTTAAGAACAGTACTGAGCGACTTAGGTGACCCACAATAAGGCGGGACCAGTCCAGTCATTGAAACTGGTGGCACACCATATCGCCCAGCACTGTCCAGATCGCTTACGTGTTACCTGAGCTTCCGAATGCACCACGGTAGTCAGACCAACCGAACGAATAGCGTTCACGTGCTTTGTAGCGCATGTTGCCGGTTTCAAAGTCGCCTTCGAGACCACGTTGGATGTTCTTACGAACCAGATGCTTCAGACCGTCTGGGCAGTCAGTACACAGCGTCCACTGATTGGTGTCAGTGAGCCGATGATTTTTATGACAGCCACCCGGAATCATGCCCATGTTTTTGATGGCATTGACATCGTTGTCAGCCGTGCCGGGACGGTACGGACTGGTCAGGATGCGTTCTGCCACGAACATGAGATCAGGCGGGACGATCAGCTTGGTTGAACGTATAGCGATGGGGATGCTTCTCTCATCCACGAACTTACTGATTGCGATCAGCGCCTCTTCGAGAGACGTTTCACTCAGGTCAGCCTGTGTCGTGAATGTGTTCGCCTGCGTTCCCCCACCAAACAGGGGATGTGCAGTGCTAAACAACTCAACGCCGTCACCACCGGGGAAGGCAGAGTCGAAACCATTGTTAATGATTGCGGCACCCTTAACTTCCTTGGTGTGTTGCATCGAGCGAGCCAGCGCCTTGCTGTACTTGTTGCCTATGGACCCGTAGAGATTGTCTTCCTCTGCCTCTTCAGTCAGGGAAAATGCCAAAGCAATCGTTTCATGGATGTACTTCGAAACGTATGCCTCGCCGCCCTGATCATATGCAACCGGAGCGCCTTCTGGTTTCACAGGCGCACCTGCAAGACCAGCCAGCAAGACATCTTCCTCATATGCCTTGACTGAGTTCTCTACCGCGAAGATCGGTCTCCACTCCTGCTCGTAACGTCTGTATTCCAGACCGAACACGGTGTTGAGACCTTCCTGTAGCTCTTTCCTAAAGCGAGCGCGATTCATGATAGCCATTAGTTACGCCCCCTTAGACTACAGCCGCTATCTGTGCGTGTTCGCTGATCTGGATTTCCACTCTGGGATTTGCCAGTGTCAGGTCACTTACGAAGATACCGTCTGGTTGAGGCGCACCACGAAGGATGCGCAACTGTGCCGCTGTAACTGCGGTCGTTGCGCTCATCTGGTGGCCCGATATGCCTGTTGCTGCGTTACCAGCGACGGACACATCTATTTCCCCAAGTTCGCCTATTGCTTCAAGGCCGCTCAGGGTTCCATTTACTTGCACTGTGTACACGATATGCGGGTCCGTGTAGACGTGAGCTTCCGCGTCAACACTTCCTTCGGTAACCGTACCCGAAACCCACTGCTTGACCCACCGAACGTCTCCATTCGAATCGACGTAATTTGCACCACCGAAGGTGCCGAGCAAATCTTCTGCTACGGCAGCAATCTCAATATTTGTGTTATTGAGGGTTGCCGCAAGTACGACGAAATCCTGAAGGAAGAGATTTTCAGCAAGCGCTGAAGCAATGGTGTATTTCCCGTTATACCGCACAGTCCCACCCATAAGGTGGTACGAGGGCGTTGCCCCGTTAGGTGCGTCGAGATTTGCCATTGAACATTACCTCATTCATCGTCCGCCACTCCTGCCGGTTGGACGCGAGTCGCCGGGTAGCTTATGGACGATTTGTTATCCTTAAAGATCGGATGTCCAGCTATCTGGGTAGACTCAAGGTCATGTTCAACGGATACCATCTGTTGAGCGGTTGTATGCTCGATGGCGGCTTTACGCTTCGCAAGAACACCGGAGTCAATCTCCATCAAGATGAGATCATCCACCACAATCATCCCGTTATCCTTGTCCGCGAAGTTCGCATAAATGCGCCATTCTTCTGTCAGCGTTGTGGGATCGCGTGGTCGCCATCCTTCTCGCCAAGTTCTGTTCAAGTTTTTGGGATCAGCCGCACCACGAATGCTTTGTCTTACCCAGCGTTGTGTCATTCCTTCTCTGCACGGTGGTGCATCGAGAGATGACGGACGCACGTAAGGCATTGCTTCCATCTGGTGGGTGGCATCGTACTCCGAGGTCTCGTCCACACGAGACTCGTGTCCATGGTCTGTGCCATGGGTAGTTACAGCGGGTTTCGGTGTAACTTTTCCTGCGTTTTTCTTGTTAGCAGTCATGTCGTTGCTCCTTCGGCTTCAGCTTCACGTTTATTTCTGGCGTATTCTTTCAAAACCTCTGGATCGTTCGGGTCCAGATTGAAACGCCTCATATTCGAGAAGTCATCCTCCGTCAGTTCAACTTTGCTGCTACTTGATCGTTTACGAAGATTCTCTGCGCCGCCGACTGGAGTAACCACACTTTGTGGCTTTTTACCTCTATCCTTGTCGCCTGCGCCATGATCATCATTAGCATCAAATAAGTTTGGCTCTTTCTCCTTGATGCGACGGTCGAGTTCATCAAAATACTCATCCGTCAGCGGATCAAAGCCATCCTTAAATACTTCCTTGTCGAGACGATTGGCAAGGCGCGTCTGCCGCTCAAACGACTTAGCGCCATACCAATCGCTTCGATCGTCACGCCACTGATCAGCCAAAGACTGGTCGGTGGTCGCGTCTGCCGCAACTTTACCACTAAATGGTTGTACATTGCCATCCGGTGGTAAATTGTCGAGACTGTACTCAGCTTGAATTTTCTCAGCTTTCAGATCAGTAAGCCGCGCCGTGAGACGCACCTGATCCTTTGTTTGACCATCCTCGATGGCTTTTTCGAGTTGATCCTGAGTTGCTTCGATAGCTGAGTCAGCCTGTTCGATGATCGTCTCAGAGGCTTTCTTCTCTCGATCGTATTTATCCTTGGCTAAGCCACGTGCCTGCTGTTCCCAGTAGGTCGCTTCCTGCTTCGCCTTTTTCTCACCACGAGTTGCACGCTGAATGCGTGCCTTCACCTTCTTCGAGTAATCATCATCCTCACCGGCTGTACTTGCGTCATTCTTCTTGTCGTCTTTCGTTGGAGCAACATTTTTGTCTGCGCTACGAAGTCCATCAAGCGGAATGTCGTCGTCTTTTCCAGCATCGTCTCCTGCCGCTTTATCAGTGGGAGTGATCGTGATGCCGTCTTCTTTCTTGCCAGCGTCCAAGTCAATCGTTACTGGTTCGTCTTTGGGTACACCATGTAGGTCTTCAAAAACGATGTCGTCGTCTGTTGCCATTATACCTTACCCCTGTTAAATGTATGCTCGAAACACGGATGGATCATCAACAATGCCCATGATGCCGTCATCATTCATGATCAACCACTTTGTTCCGTCTTTGGTTCTGATCACCTGTCCACCGTAAGTGCCAAAAATAATCCAGTCACCTACCTTTGGTTTCGGGTCGATCTTTGATAATTCGATGCCTGAACGTGTCACTGCTTTGTAACACTCACTGCCCATGGCAACGACCTGACCAACATACGTCAGCAGTTCTTCCGATTCCTTTGCTTCATCCGGTATTGCAATGTCGCCCACAGTGTCTGGCGCATCATACGGACGAATCAGTACGCGCCATCCAACTGGATGGATGGGAAGTTCAGCTACGATGTCGTTTTCTGCTTCTTGAAACGCAACTTCTCCGCTCATTTTTTCTTACCTCTTTTATTTTTAAGATCGGGAAGCTCTGGCAAATCACCCTTCTGGTCTACCTCTTCCATCTGGGCAAGCATTTCACGTGCTGACTTCACTGCCTGCTCCATGCCCTCAATGCGACCAACTTGCCGGTTATACTGCTTCATGTCTCCGCACTGCCCCTTTCCGAGCTTCAGCGACATATTGACCTGTGTTTGCTGAACAACCCGGTCAAGATCGTTCACAAATTGTCTAAGCGTTGTTGCCATTTCTCTTTCTCCTTGCTACCCCTGCCAGTGATTCAAGCAGTGTGTTGTACGTTAAGCCAGCTTCATCAGCGGAGCGGGCGAATTGTCGGGGGGATACTCCGCGAACACCCCGCTTGCGCAGGAATTCACGTGCGGCACGCACGTCTTTTGGTGTGACGTTATCCACCCTATTTACTCTGTGCCTTTGGTTTCGGTTTTGCTGCTGCCAGCTTACGTTCTCGTTCAATCTTTGCTTTGTTTGCGTCGTCTTCACGCTTTTCTTTGGCTTTGGCTGCACGGTCCTCACGTTCCTGCTTCTGCGTGGCGAGATAGTCTTCACGATCTTCCTTGCTCAGCGCATTCAAATCTTGACGGTTGATGTCAGCCAGTGCCGCTTCATCTTTCCTGTCCTGATCCCTTGCATGTTCTTCGTCTTTACGTCTCTGCTCAGCCTCGAAATTTTCCTGATCTAAATCAATAGATTGCCCCGGTTCCATGATCTGTATGTGTGGCAGTTCCGCTGCAAGCTGAGCAATCTGCTGCTCCATCTGCGGGTCCATCGGCTGTTCATCAGTAAATGTTCCCGGTGGTGGGAGTTGTCCACCCAGCATCTGGTTCGCTTCATTGAAGTATTTGTAAGCGTAATGCTGTGCCAAATGCGACTGCATCATCGGCCCGATTAACTCGATCGCTTCAGGTGCCAGACCATTCACAAAATTGATGTGTACCGCAATGTGTGCGTCGTGGTCCTGCTCGATGAATGCGTTTGCACCCTGTGACTGCATCATCTGCATGTTCTCAGCGATCGGATCAAGGCGCTGTGGTGTCTGCTTCTGCAACAACTCATCAGGATCAGGCACACGTATCGCACGTAAGAAGCGCTCATGCACAGCCATTTGGTTATACAACTGTGGATGACCGTCACTCAGTTCGATCAGTGCCTGTCCCTGTGCAATGCGCTGCACTGAACTGAAGATATTCGGATCAGAGATTGGAATAACATCGACACGTCCATCGTAATCCTGACGCATCACCACACCTTCGGCATTCTCAACCTGATATGGGTACTGGTCCGGCAGGAATTCATAGTTGAGTTCAGCACGAAGTTTGAACTCTTCAGCGGCAGCCATGTGCAGGCGACGATGGATCGCGCTGAATGGTTTGCTGCCCTGTTCTATGAGAGCGATGGTTGTACCCACCGGACCAGTGTTCGTTGCCTCACCTGTCATGACCTCAGTCGAAGATGAGAATGATTTGCCTGCATCAACCAGCAACTCGAATAGTTTCGCAAGTGCTGGTGATGGGTCTTTGAATGGCGGCGTATAGAAAGCCTTGTTCAGTTCTTCAGCAGACATGTTTACTTCTTTGTACATGCCCGGTGATATGTGTTCGTCGCCCGGTTTCATCTTCGCGTCGTTCGACACGTAGCCACCCTGCATGTTCGCGAACGCAGCAGAGTCGAGCAGTGCGCGTATGGTGCCAGAGGTTGCTTCAGCGACACTGCCGATCATGTGCAGCAGACCGAATCCGTAGAAGCCAATTCCCGGCAGGTAGCGATAGTGAGTGAACCACATGCGCTTTATAAAGAGTGGATCGGCTTCTTTCCAGTTCCTGCGTATCGACAGGATATTCCGAGTCTCCCTTTCCACGGTGACGATGTACGGCAATGGGGCTTCACGCTTGTACCGTTCCTGATCGCCTTCAAGCTCAAGGTCGCAGTGACACTCGTACACTGTGTACACAGCATCATCAGCATGAACTTCAGCACTGCGCGAGTCTGCCTGATCACGAAACTCCCTGTCCCTGTCATCGAGTGTGTCCGCTGCAAACGGTGTGACTTTCGGTAGATCAAACTCTGTCCAGAAGCCAGAAACAAACAGTTTCTTCATCTCCGATGCGTTCTTGAACATGCGGTGCGTATAGCGCGGCGACGACGCAAGGTCAGTCGCAATGTACGGCACGATGAAGTCAGGTGACTTGACGAAGCGACCTACGACCATCTCACTGGTGGGATCGAAGTACGTCTTCTTAAAAGCTGAGCCACCCAGTGGCAGGTAAAACAACATCTGATCGACATTCCAAAAGTACGATCGATCCTGATCCAATATCTGGAAGTTCATGTGATTCTTGACACGATCTGACTGCTCAGTCTTTTCCATCGTTGCTTCACCAACGATCTTCACCTTGACCGGGCCTTCGGATGGGAATACCTCTTCGATGGCGCGGGACTGAAACTGCACCACTGCTTCGCCAATGAGCGGGTACGTGACAGCACTCGCACCATCGAAGGGTAATTCTTCCAGCGGTATGTTATTCAGGCCCATCAACTCCATGCCCTGTTCCATACGCATGTCCCAGTCTTTGCGAGACTCAAGATCAATGTCCACCCATTCACAGATGGTGTTCGCAAGATTGGCTTGTTCCTGTGCCTCGATGTCATCCATGATGTTCGCTGAATGTTCATCGCTATCGTCTTGCGACATGCGAGCCGCACCGGGATTAAAGTCAACGACTGCGTTGTTGCCACGTCGCGTCACAGACGCATCACCCACCATCCCAGAGAACTGTTGTTCGTCCTGCGGCATCTCAGGAATGCGTGGTGCGTCTTTTGCTGATACTGCCATTACGTTTCCCCTCTGACCCCACCACCGTACATGCGAACAGGCTTGTTCACGTAACGCATCAGGTCATCGTTATCGTCGTCATCATCAAGAAAGTCAGCGCTCCACTTCTTCCGTAACCAGAGCATTGCCATGGTGCAGGTGTCTGTCAGGTCATCGTGGTCGTCAGCCGGGAAGTTGCCGCACTGTGAGATAACTTCCTGTGCCCATTTACGCTTCACATAGAATATGCAACCGCGCTCCAGCACCAGTGATGCAGCATGGGCGCGTACAAATTTTGAATCGTTCACCTTAATACGTGCGATAGGAAGATTGCTTCGACGTAGTTCTTGTGCAAGTGAATGCCCAGATGCTTTCTTTTCAATCAACACCTTGTCTGGCTTCCATAGCTGAGCCGCTTCGATCGCGTTCGCTCTCAACTCTGGGAATTCCATGCGCTTGTTCATGCGCTCCATCAGCAGCAGGCAAAGTCGCCTCTGGCCTTTGTATTTAGCTGTCCATGGTAGCTTCGGATTCAGTCGCTCTTCGTACTCGAACACACCCCACGTGGTGCGGGCGCTGAAGTCAGACTCTTCATCTTCTTCGAACGCCGTGTCGTAAGACTGGATGATCATCTGGATCGAAGGTAATTCCGGCTCTACCCACTCGCGCCAGTGATGCTCCTTCATGATGTTGCCACCCTTCGCTGAAGGGTTCTGCTGTATCTGTGATTCGAATCCACGCTCTGTTAGTTCCATCGACAGCTTGCGCATCTCAGCTACACCAAATCTGTCTGGCGTAAGCAGGTCATTCTCTTCCTTGCGTGGATCACTGAAAATGATTTCGTCATCCACCAGCGGCTCAATGTGATCACCAAAGGTAAAGATGCCGTCATCACGTAACGGTATAACGCGCAGTGAGTCTTTCTTTGCTTTTGTAATGCAGCGTGTCTTCTTCACGAAGTAACCGGGAAGATTCAAATGTACCCAGTTGCCAGATGCCAACACGTGACCCGGTAAGTCTTGGTGGTGACCACGTTGCGCAATAATCACCCTGCCAAGTTTCTTTGGATCGTTGCCACGTGTTGACATGACATCACGCCACCAATCGATCACCCCTGTCCTGATCGTATCTGAATTGATGTCTTTCATATTATGGGCATCGTCAACGACGATTCTGTCGCCACCTTCACCCGTTGCCGTACCACCAACGGACGTTGCCAGACGATACCCGGAGAAATTGTTGTCGAACCTGCCCTTCTGGTTCAAGTCCGAGCTAAGCTGGAACGCATCACCGAAGCGTTCCTGATAATACGGGCTTTGAATTAGTCGCCTGCACTTCACTGAGTCGCGAAGCGTAAGGTTGCTCGCATACGTCGCGAACAACCACTGTGTAGACGGACTCCATGTCCATTCCCATGCGGGCCACATCACCGCAACTACAGTTGACTTCGAATGTCGTGGTGGAATGTTAATCACCAGATCATCAATGTCACCCAGTGACACGTATGTCAGGTGTTCACAGATCGCATCGATGTGCCAGCCACCTTTGAATTCTTTTCCGGGTTCGACTACGTGCCATGCTTCCTTTAAGAACTCCTTCAGGTCACGCTTCATCGCTTCAGCTTGCAACCACGTCCACTGATGCTGCGGATCAAATGCGGCTAATTCTTGTGCAGGCATGTTCATCGCTGCATCCCGAAGAACTTGCTGACGGTAAGCAGGCGCGTCTTAATGAACTGACCGAATGATCCGACGACACTATGATCATCAGTCAGGGCATCCCAGTTCGCTGCTGCTATCGTGTCTTTATTTACCAGAGCGTTTATGTTGACTGTTGCCCCGCTGGAGTTGTCCGTCAGGTCGCCAACGCCCCTTAGTACTATAGTCCCTGCCGTCACGGTCGAATCCAAGGTCACTTGCCCAGAAGTCAGGTCTATCGACACGTTGTCCGCCCCGGTTTTGTTGTCGATCTGAACGCCCCCCGACCAGTTTCGCATTAGCAGGTCGCGCCCTGAGCCACCGAAATCGATGATTGGAGTAGACAGGCCCGCTACTCCCGACCAGCAATCTAAGATGTTCACGTCCGATGAGCCACCAAGCGTAATGGTCCCTGCCTCGATTAAGCATTTCCGTAAACTCCCTTCAACAAAAGATAGTGGTGGCTGTATGCGTGCTGCCGTGATCACTGCATCGCCATCAAGAACCCCTGTGATGGTGCAATCTGTGAACATGGACCCAGACACATCAGCACCAGTGTTGATGGTGATGGTGGAGTTTTCGGTGTTGTCACCGATGACTTCAAAACCTGCAAGATTATCACCAGTGTCGAGCGTTGCATCACCGATGACCCTGATCTGGATCAGACCCAGCGCATCAGCAATGAGCTTCGCGTCAGGAAAGTTGTTGACTGGTTGCAGGGGAGTACCGTTCGGATACGTTGTTCCTGTGTTGGATGTAGTTACGTCCACCCACGCTGCATTTTGATACGTGGCGAACCTGATTTCTGTTAATTCCTGAATGGTGCCGGATGATGCGGTTGTCTGAAGTACCTGCGTGAACGCTGTCGGTAAGATGGCAGGGAACGTCACATCAACAGCATCTACCGCAACCAGATTGCCACCAGTGGTCTTGACCTGCACGATGTTGTACACCTGATAGGCATCACCGATGTCGTAATCGTCATCAGTCCCATTTACCAGTGCAACCGTGATCAGTTCTGTTTCGCTCACCACTTCAGCAACGTCAGCCACGCTCATGTCAGTGAAGTTGATCACCAATGATCCACGTGTCACGTTGTTGGTGATGAAGGTCGCAGAGGTATCAATGAACGTCTGCTCATCGTTTACGTCTGGTGGTCCTGATCCGGTCGTCACCGTGCCTGTCTGTGCTGCGGTTGTGCGTGCCTGAAATGAAAGTTTCAGGTCTTGCTCTTCCACCGTGATTGAAACCAGCGTTCCACCACCAAGGTCTTCCTTGCCAGACGCACTCATTAAGAACGGATGTGACATTGCCTCGAACGACGACTCGAATGGGCGCGTCGTATCAACGTAATCCTGCATGATCATCTCAATCGACGGCGCAGCAATCTGTGCGATCCGTGGCGACCGGGATAAATCAAACGCAACGTCATCTCTTGTGGTCATGACCCTTCAGCTACTGCTCCGTACTGTGCTAATTCCTTGTCACGCTGCACGCATAGCGCTCGCGCCTCACTGAACTCGGTGATGCTGTCGTGTTCCTGTCGTACCACGTCATCGCAACGCACAATCGCTTCCTTGCACTGCACGATCTGCGACCGCATGGCATCGACGTTGTATGGTGGGTACGCTTTCTTCAATGCCTTCACCTTTGTTTCATGGGTAGGTTGTGAAGAGTCGAGTCCCGCGATTACTTTATCCCGGTGTTCGCACTGTGCGATCAGCCCGGTGTATTCCTCGATCATCGTAGCCTGAGCGGTCTTGGTGTCATTCACCCGGTCGATGTTCTCGCGACACTCCACAATGCGTGAGTCGATGTAATCGATACGCAGTGTTGGAAACTTCGCGTTGATCGTTGCGATGTTATTCAGGCGCTCCTGTTTGATGGCATCCGGCAACTGCGCTATTGCTTCATTGCCCGTACCAAGCGGTAGCTCTCCGATCCTCTTCCCGCGTAGCCTGATTGAATCTACCCCTTTGCTCATTCTATTTTCTCCAAGTCATCTGCAATGGCATCCAGTCTTGCCCGCCCTTTGTCATACCATCGTTGCACAGCATCCTTAACGGACTGCGGTGCGCCTTCGGTATCACAGATAGTGAGCATTCCCTGCTCACCACCTGCGTACCAATCTCTCAGCCTTTTGGCTATTGCCTTATGTTGCAATCGTGTCTGGCTGTCGGACAACGGTTACCGTCGCTCCTGCTGAAGTAACTGCCTGATTCTGCGTAAACGGCAGGATGACTTTGCCCTGCCGGACGTTCACTACAGTGTCGAACAGTGTGGACTGGACAAAGGTGTTGCTCACCGATGTGCCGGTCGCCTCGGTATCCAGTATCAGGTCGTAGATGTCATCGGACGTGTCATACGCCTGAATCGTCTCGTTGATGGTGTAGAGATCACCTAATGCGAACGTGCCACCAGTACCAAACACCTGAAAGATAACCAGAGTGTTCAGGTCAGTGACCGATGTGACCTCATAGGTATCACCGTTGGTCGTGTCCTGCACCAACATACCCGGATTTACACCGTCAGTTACGAAGTCAGCAGCAGCATCAACCAGTAACGTGGGTGATGTAGTCGCGTCTGCCGTACCCGGCGTTACAGGATGCAAAGTGAACGTGCCTGACGCGCCAGTGACCCGGCTGTCGTACTCGTACTTATGCTCTTCCTGCTCATCGACAGCCACGACACGGACATAACCAGCGGTTGGCACTTCAGTGTCAATCGAGCCGGTCACTGTAAGCGTCGTTGCCGATGCTCCTGTCACCGCCATGCCACCGAACTGATCCTTGTCGATTATGCTGTCAACGCCAGTATCACGAGCAACCAGAACGCGATCCAAAGCCAGTGTGTTGCTGACAGTGAAGCTGACCGTATTCGGGCTAACTCTTTGCGTACCGTTATCATCGATAAGCGTATACGCCTGAGTGTCGTCATCGTGTTGCCCTGTGTACAGGATACCGCGTGCGCCGAACAACTGTGAGCCAGTGAACGTGCCAAACGGTGACTGCTTCACTGCTGCAATGGACTGGATTGCGCCACCCGCACCATCGGTTTGTACCACCACAGAATCGCCGGTCTCATCGTCAATCACATCGTTGTTCGCCAGCGCACCGAGCGATGTCTGCTGGTCAGTCACCATGATGTAATCCTGTGCGGTGCCCTCACCTGCTGCTGCTGCGTTGTCGGACATAAGTCGCGACGACCACGAACCAGCGGGATCGGTTACAAGGTCATCACCTTCAGTTAGCGTACCCACTGGGCCGTCATAGAAGACTTGCGCTT